CTTCAAAACATACAGTGGAATGTTGTCAACAACAGCTTTACTGAAATCCACAGAAACAAAGTTCCCAACGGACAACGCCTCAGAAGCCTTAAAGGTTTCAATTTGGCGACGGTTCGAACATCCAAGTCCAGAGCCTCCTTCCAAATAGTTTACAATTGTAGATGTAGCCATTACCAAGCCTCCCCGTTATCTAGTGTACCCTGTGAACCGAGATGGTCAGCAATAAGCTGTCCCTTCCAGTACAACTGAGCCGCACGAGCCGTGGTTCCCACAATGCTCTCGAATGGAGAAACTGCGAAGTCCGCGTCTTTATGCGTGATTAGTTTAATTCCGTCAAAGTTCAGGAAGTACATTGAATGGTCCGAGGTGGGCATCTCAACATCCTGCTCAACAGCAGCGCCAGCAAAAGCCAGAGCCATTCGTCCACCATCCAGAATTTTCTGGTCGATGTAACGCTCATTGGCTTGGAGAGCACGCTTGTAGAAGCCAAAAGCATTCTCAGAAGCGATAACCAAGTCAATAGCGCCCGTAGGAGCACGACTATTACACTTTGTGTAAATGTCCCACATGCCGTTCAAGCCAGCAGTGCTAAACGCGCCACCAGCAGTAGCATATTGGTTCTGCCAACCGGGTGTGGTAGCATAAGTAGTTTTACTTATCTGACCAACCGTATTGGTTTGTGAACCAGCAGCAGCGCCTTCAATGAAACCATTGGAGGTTACACCACTATCACCATTCAAGGTGTTCATCCCTGTAAGGACGGTAGATGAACCAGCAAGAATTTGCTTGTTCAGTTCGCGACGCAACATTCCCATAACGGAACGCATACGCGCTTCAACAATCTTGACGATTGCCTTTTCAGATTGATTTTCCAGTTCTTCTTTCTTAGAAATAACAATTGGAGCAACGAAATCCTCCCAAGCATATTCTGCTGGGCGAAGGACATCGGAGACTGCGAGAGACACGCTTTCGTATCCAGTTGGAAGTTCGGTAATTGAAGAATGCTCAACGAGCGAAAGAGGACGAACTAGCATAGTGCCACCGTCTTCCTTCTCAATACCGCCTGCCTTAGCAGCGTTATCTAGGAACGCCACCTTCTGGAAAAGCTCATCAACCTCGCCATCACGAATGCTATACAATGTAGAGCTAAGAAGGTCATTACTGATACTTGTTGATAAAGTAGCCATTAATTTTCTCCTTTTGAGATTTGTTTATGGCAAACAGAATGCTTACCATAAGGCTGATTAAATTTATTTATTCACATAAAAGTTAAACAAAGTGTTCCTTGCGGAAGTTTATTTACCAGTTTGATTGTTTAAACCATTATGGTTGTCTCTCGCCAGAGGTCCGTAATAAGTTAAGGAATATCATTCCCCTCACTAATAGTAGAAATCGTCAACCCCCCTATCTTCCTTGGTTTTTATGCCATTGAAAAGCATCCCAAGCATTTCTGAATTGGGGGATACCCTGTGCGTTAACATTCTTCCCGGTTGAGGTAGAATTTAAAGTATCTCTTGCTGTCGCTTTCTTCTCTCTTTGGTCTCTCTTCAATTGAAGAATTTCTGCTTGGCTTAACTTTGCTTTCACAATGTAATAAGCATCTTCCAAAGAAAGTTCTTTTCTGTCCATAAGCATTTTAGCAACACTATCCTTTATCGATGGCTCCATCAAATCCGGATGGTCAGACTTAAAAGCATCTAACTGTTGCTTGCGCTGGTTAAGAGCCATCTCCTGTTGTAGCGGCTTCATCATTTCAGCCATCATTCTGCTGGCTTCCTGTTTAATTTTAGCAGCCATTCCTTCATCTGACCATGGGTCAACATCAACATCAGGCTGACCAGCCTGTTCTTTAATGTCTTGCGCAAATTTGCTATTCGTGAATGTTTCATTCTGGGCTAGTAGCTTTGCTTTTTCTGCATTAAGAGACTTTCTTAATTCAGCCATCTCTTGTGTCTTTTGCGTGTAAGACGCTCTGAGATTAGCAATAAGCTTCCTACCATTCTCAGGCAGGTGTTTAAGAACTTCATTGTAATGTGGCAAACCCTTATGTGTTTGTCCCATTATCTCATCATCGCCGAAGTCCGCTCCTAGAAGTTCTTCTAGTGAGAGCGTAAGTTCCTGTTCCGGCGCTTCTGTTGGTGTTTCTGTGGTCCCTGCCTCTTGGGTAGGGGTAGCACTAGTCTCAACTGTTTCTGTCGCCTCTGAGGGCGTTTCTGTGGCTTCTGAGGTAGCGCCTTCTGTGGCGGTCTCAATCATTGTCATTATCCTTTTGGGTTTTAGTTTTATCTTTCCATAAGGTTCTGCCGTTTCTATTCCCTTTCTTCCATTGATAGGGAATGCGTCCATCATATTCCACCCCACAAGCTTCTGCTACAATCATCCTTTGTTTATTGGCGCATTGGACGCATAACTTGTTGTGTTTCTTTGCTGGAAAGTATTTCCAGCTAGTGTAGTGTAATAACTTCTTGCATAACGGACAGTTCCTGTACTTATCATAGACCCTCTTCCTGTATTTCCCTTTTGGGGGAGGTAGAGGGAGCGCATCGCAGATTTCCTTAGCTGTCTTCTTCGACATCTTTAAGTTTTTCCACGATTTCTACTGGTGATGTCTCTATGGACACATCGCCAGTTGTGTAATCTACTGCACATTCTCCAAACAAAGTTGAAATAACGACAGCAGTTCCCACAATAGTAATGCTGATGTTATATTTATCAGCAAAGTCTTTTATTTTCGTAAACATTTAGTCTCCTTTTTTAAATTCGTGCGGCGAATAGGTCATCAGTTTCCTCAACGGGAACCCCGACATCTTCTACCACAACATCTTCCTCAATAACTTGCTCATCTTCGGGCGCTGGCTCTTGAAGAAACTTTTTAAAGTCCTTGTTACGAGACAGAGCATCTATCTTACTAGCAACAGTAGTAAGCGAAGCATCGTCAGTAATTTCGTCTAATGAAATAGTTAGTTCAGGTTCGACAACCCCAGCAGTAATGGCATCACCGGCTGCTTGCCCAATCATTCCTAAAACACGAACAAATTCTTGTGGAAGAACTTGAACATCTTCTGAAAACTTTGGATAAGGTTCTTGTCCAAACAGAGGCAAAGCCCTGTTAACTGAACCAACAAGAGCATTTAGACTTTTCTGATGGAAGTCGCCTCGTGGTGCGGCATCAGCAAACATTGCGTCTTCCTCACCTTGAACTTCTCCCATAGCGCTATTTAGTTCTTCTTCTAGAACTACTTCTTCATCAAATGGTGTTGGCATTTTTCTTTCTCCTAATAATCGTGGGGGAACCATGAAGGCGACCCACCTGTATCTGCGTTAAACGCGGTTTGATTTGCATGGACGCTGTAACATTCTGGGTCAAAGCCCATTGCGATACAGTCGCCCAAACTGTAAAATAGTGAGGAGAACATGTCGCCAAAGTAATAAGTACAAACTGCAATAGCGGCGCCAAGTGTCGCTGTTATTACACCATATTCCATAGCGGTTGCTCCCTCTTCATCTTTAATAAAATTCATTTTTTAATATCCTGTTGTTGTTGTATCGTTAAGACAAGCTTTCGCATCAAAGGTTTCAGTAACAGCCTTTATTTTATCTCCACCAAACTTCTTGATGTTATCTTGGTAAGTCTCGTTGACCTTATCCTGTGCTACTACCTTTTCTCTTCTATCATCTGTAAAATCTTTAATAAAGTGAGGCGCGAAGTCGCTTTCCCTCACTAGACCTCTGCTCTCGGCAATCTTATCAGCTTCCCAAGAACTATGCACACGGCATCCAAGCCCTCTATCAAAGTATCCATTAACACCCCCACCTGTTCCTGCTTGCCCAGCCCACATCCGGTTCATGTCGGCATGAATAGCTATTTGTTTATTTGAAATGTCTCCACAAAATTCACATTCAATATTCTGTGGAATTTCAAAGTTAACTTTAAAAAGTTCTTCTGTAACTTTTTGACATGAGACACATTTAAAATCAAATAAAGGCATTATTTTCTCTGGTACCCATCTTTCTCCCAGCCTCCTCCACGGAGCCCGAAGTCAGTTCCAAACATTTTTAAAGCAGATGCTTTACAATGTGGACATTCTATTTCTCTGGGGATATCTCCCATAATATCATAAAAACCTTGTGTTCTTTTCTCGCATTTTATGCATTTGAATGTGTGTAAAACTTTTCCCATTATGCTATTCCCCCTCTTCCTTGGACTGGTAAATCAATAGTTCTTTGCTTTCCCAACATCTCCCGTGCTAGCGCGTCTGGTCCTGTCGCTTCTCGTTCAACGATATCTTCTGGTCCGGGTGGTTTACCTAAACCGGGCTGTTCTGGTGCTGCTGGTGGTGGTGGTGGCTCTTCAAGGAAAGCAACAGGTAAGTCAAACATTCTTACTAGCTCTTCTTTCATCTGTGAATTCGGCACACCTAACTGTTGTAGAATAGGCAATAGCTGAACTAGGTTCTGTCTCTGTAATGTTTCTGAGAGCGGTGTAGCTGCTTGGTCTAATGCCGCTAAACGATACTTTGCTGTAATAGCTTCCGGTGTAATTACAACTGGCTTACCATTCAATGTAATCATCTGTCGTTCATTATCATCCAGAAGAACAGCTAGCATTCTTAAATAAACTAGCGCAAGGTCGCAAATAGCTTCGTCTCTTTCGATAGCCATTCTGCCAACTTCACTAGCCGAATATTGAGCCAGAGCAGTAATTTCAGTCGCGGTTGCTCTTGTGGCGATACCCTTAGCAAAGGGAGCCATAATAGAGCCACGCTGGATGTCTTGGTCAATAGCATTTGAATATCTATCAAAGTTAGAAGAAATGGGAGGTACTGTTATTGGCTGGATTAGCCCCTCTAATGTCTCGCTATCAACACCAATCATCGCACCATCGACACCGGCTGTGACCTTAGCGAGAGCTTCTTCATCTAGATGCTCTGACTTAAACAAATACTGGCGACTATCCCTGCGAACACTGTTAGCCCAGAAAGTTCTCATAATGTTTTTCTCGTAAAGCTGGTCATAGATACGACCCATGGCAGCCATTCCATCCAAAGGTTTGTCTGGAACGCGAGAATAATAAAGTGGAACTATGCAGGATAAAGGCTCATCATCATAAGAGCGAACAGGAATATCTTCATTTACTAGAAGCTTATTTCCCTGAGCATAGTTGGGAGACCAGATGTAAAGTCTATCAAACAAGAAGTCATAGAATTCTACAACCTCAATGTACATGTATTCATCTGAAAGTTCTTCCCGTGAGCTAAGACGGTTATTCTCATCAAAATAACCTACGCGTGGAACTGCGCTATATTGTTTGGCGCCATAAAGTTTCTTCGCTTCTTGAATAGGAAGATAGTAATGGTGTCCACAGAACCGCTGGTCATCCCATCCTCCTGCGTCCCTATCAACAATAACGCTCCATGGTTCAAGTGCCCTTGTCGTGCAGCGAGACAGCACATCTGTGCTTTCTCTTGGTGCTAGTTTTAAAAAGGCATTAGGATAAATAAGAGCCATTCTGGAAGCGCTTTCAACAGACTTACGCTGGTCATAAAGAAAGCGGTTAGCTAATATCTCAGCTATTTCTGCTTCTTCTGTCTTAACTTCATCCTTACCAATCTCAACAGCAGGCGCCTTACTAAACAAAGAAGAGATGTAACTTTCAATGTAGGCATAGCCTTCTGAAACTTCAACCCTAACCATCTCATCAGAATATCTTTCATTCTTCCAAAATTCAGTAAGGTAAGCATTACGATATCGTTGCATCTCTGGGCGCTTATCATCCCAATGTTTTTTATGATAAGATAAAGCTTCTTGGATAAGTTTAACGATATCTGAAATTGTTCTGCTCATTTGTTTATTCCTCTAATAGCGGCGATGGGACTTCCCTGCGCCTCTTTCTGTTATTTTGTTCCTCTTCTGCTTTTTTATCCAAGCGGGCAAGAATTCTCTTGCTGGAAGAGGAACTGATTTTAAGCATTGTAATCCGAGCGCCATGGCAATGACACCATCACCGTGAGAAGGCAAGCCTTTTGGAAAATCAATGTTGCCTTTTTCATTAACAAAATAAGCTCTAATCTCTGCTAATGTAACTTTATCACAAAGGCGAATGACACCTTGTCTGAATGCTTGTCTAAGTTCTTCAAACATTAATGGTTTGTTTTGCTGGTTTGTAACCCAGTCTTTTTGCTTGGCGCTTTTCCAGCAGTTCCTGTAACCAATGTGTCTAAGCTCGTTTATCACTACGCCACCAAAACCATTGCTCTCTACTAAGACTTTTGCTTTATTGTATGTAGTAGCGATAGTTGCCAGTTCCTCTGCTAATGCTGCTGGGCTCACTTGGTTAGTCCGAAAAACTGCCACAGGTTGATAGGTGACTTTGTCCATAACAACAATAACACTATCATCTGCTCCAACACCAGAAGCAACATCCACACCAATAGCATATGGGCGTCCCTCAACTGGGGGCTGCAACATTGTGAAAGTTTCGTTCGGCACGAGGACATCTTTGACATGATGTAAGTCGTGAGCGGTGAAATAAACATTTTCGCCTTGTGTGTAAGCCTCATCAATAGTAGCAGGATATTCTCTCTTGAACTGGATGTAGCCAAACTTCTCAATTTGTTTTCTACGCCAGTACATTTGTTCATTGGTTAATCTGTGTTGTAATTTGTAAGTTTGCTCGTCTTCATCCCAGAAGTCATCATGCTGAAAGTCTAAGCTTTTCTTATATTCTTCTTCGTCTTCGCCATTCCAAATAGCGGTGCGATAATCATAACGAGCATTTGTTTCATTTGTTTCTCTTGGGAATTCCATTTTGTATTCTTTATGTTGGTACCAAGGGAAGAAAAGAAAATCCCAGCTTCCTTCCCCTCTTTCATCTTTTAGAATTTCTTGATGCAAGGCATCGTTGTAAAAATTAGCAGTGCTTTCGATAATAAGTTTATTTCCGTTCAGCGCAGCCAGCGCTGTTGCTTTTAGTTCTTCTGGGTTAGGCGCAAAGGCATATTCAGAAATGTGTAGATAGTTTGCCGAGAATGAACGCAAGCCCCCTTCTCCGCCAGCAGACATAGCCATAACAGAAGCTCCGGTGTCTTCTAGCTTCATTTCATAAGCGGTGTTTATTTCAAATGGTCTTTGTAATTGTTTAGGTAAGCATCGATAGAAACTACGATACATGTTGTAAATGTGTTTAGAAGAAGAAAGCTTATGTGAAAGAACAACGATAGTAATGGGAGCTTTGCTAGTGTACCATTTCCAGAATAGCCACGCGGCGGTGATAGTTGTTGAGCCTATCTGTCTGGGTTTAAGAATAATGGTGTCTTTATCGCTATTCTGAAAACTTTCTAGAATAGCCATTTGTTCTTCATTAGGTTTTAGATGAACAACTTTACCTTGTTTATTCTTTATTTTTAAAAGAGGAATAAACTTGTAAGGGTCAGAAAAAATAGCAGCAAGAGAATTAGAAACACCCTTGTTGCGGCGCATTTTTAAATCTTCATTAGCTTTTAAAAGTTTATCCTTATCTTCTTCTTGTAAAACTTTTTCATACTTCACCCTATTTTTGGTGCCTTTCTTCCTTCCTCCGTATTTAGTTCTTTTGTTCGACACTACTTTCTTGTATCCAATCAGAAATAAATTCTAGGTTTTCTAGTTCTTCTAGTGTGCTTATCCCATTATCTTGCATAGTTTGAAGAACGGGTGCTCGTTTAAGAAGTTCTGAAACAGCGCCCTTAATGAAGGTGTCTCCCAGAGAAGGCTTCTCCCCTTGGCTCCATTCCCAGATGCTTATCTGTAATAGCTGCCATAAAACCTCTTCTGCATTTCTATCGTCTATTTTCCCCATAAGGTGGTTACGACCTTGCTTGGTCATGTAAGCGTGGTTGGGAGAATGTCTATTTCTATCACCAGCGGTTCTAGGTATTTTCTTCTTCGCCATCTAATGCCCTCCTTATTTTTTTACAAGCTCTCTTGTAAATAAAGTGTGCCCTTTGTTTTGACACACCATAATCATTACCAATTTCAGTAAAGGATAGTCCATCACCTAAATGCATGTCAACTATCCTAGCTTCTTTTTTATCCAACATCTCATCAATGAAATCGTGATATGTCCATTCGGGTTCAGGTTCCTCTTCAAAGTCTCCATCAATCCTAGCTATCCATTCATCTTCTGGGTTGTAAGATAGATGTTTATCCAGAACGAAGTCTGGAACCAACTTGTAGCGCCAGTTATCTTTCATTTGAAACAGTTCTCCCTACTAATAATAGAAATCGTCAACCCCCCTTGCTAGCCTCCTTAACGAAGTCAAAGACATCTAATCCATCAAGTTCATTGCCTGTACAGGTCCAACCCAACCGGTTCCGTCGAGCGAATAGTTCAAGCTTGTTCTGTGTTGGAAACATTTCTTCAATGTTCTTCTGGATGCCCTCTGGCTTCTGAGAATGAACCGTGCTTCTCTTTTCACTGAAAAGCTGCCGTGTGTTTCTGCTACCACGAGGCTGTGGTATCTTTCCTCTCTTTCCGAGGATAACAAATTCACAACCAGTCACAGTGTAGCTACCCGGTACAACCCTTTGCTTATCCCAGACAAAGGCTATCTGTTTGTAAGTCCATCCCCAAGCTTCCATTAGTTCGATAGCTTGTTTTAAAACAGGACCAGAGCACCACATAAATAGTATACTATCATCTTTCGCAATGTCTGTCAAGTTTAATTTATGAAAATCTTTGCTATGTGTTACATCATAATGGTCATCACTAGTTGTAGCGACACAAGTTTTTCCATCATAGCTCCAAGGTGGGTCAGCAATAATGATATCATACTTCATTTTCTTTCTCCTCTTTCCAAGCTTCAATGCGAGCGCAAGCTATTTTAAAATATCTTTCATCCATTTCAATTCCATAGAAGTCTCTCCCTTCTAAGACACAGGCACCCCCCGTTGAACCTGCGCCCATAAAGGGGTCAAGGACAGTCTCCTTGGGTGGCGTAATGAGCTTCACAAGCCATCGCATGAGAGCAACCGGCTTCAAGGTTGGGTGGTCATTCTCTATCCCATTGTTTCTTTCTTTCCTTGAAACCTTCGCACAATAAAAGAAACGAGAGGCTCCCCCAAGCCCATCATAAAGTCCATTGTCTTCTCCCTTCTTATTTCCACCATTGGTCCAACTATCACCTGAACCACCAGAGGTATCTTTCTTTCTTTTTGCTTTGTACAGGGAGCCAGTCTTTGGTGCTTGCTCGTCTAACAACCTAACAGGGCAGTCATCAACACAATCATAAACATCTCTAATAATAGTTGCTTCCTTATGTTTGAAGTTCTTATTCATAAACAGCATCGATGAGGGTGTTTCGAAAGAGCCTTTATCTTTATCATTGACAGCAAAACTATCATCTGCTTCGCCAACTTTTACGCAGCCGTCGCTATGGGATAAGACAAGGTTTGCTGGGAACCTACCCTTTGTCTCATCCCAAGCGCCACCGCCCATCCCCTTACCCCAAACTTTATTTTTGTTGTTAGGGACATAAATGGGTTGATTGTCTCCAACCTTTACACATCCTTCGCTATGCGACAGAACAAGGTTCGCTGGGAACCTTCCCTCAGTGTTAGGCTCTATTGCATCACCCATTGCTTTATATCCATAGCCATCACCTCTTCCGTGTTTTGCTCTTCCCCCTACATTAGGAACTTCACCATTGTATCCAATTCGACAATCATTAATGTTTAAGCCTCCAACCCCATGCTTCATACAGTTGTTAGCATAAGTCCCTTCTCTTGGTTTCTGTGCGAGAACAATGAATTCAACAGCAGGTTTTAGTGCTGTTCCATAACCTTCCCACTTCTCTGCTTCATCAGAACCAGCGGTTGTAATGTCTGGTTTGGTATCAGTCCCTGAATAAGTGTGAGGCTTTCCAAAGGAATGAATGTTGGTGTGCTTTCCCTTTCCAATAACCTTTCTATCAGCCCCCAACTTCTTATCAATAGCCTTACTAATATTATGGCTCTTAGGAAATCCTTGCCCGTAAAGCCAAGTCAATGTATCTTTCAGTTCAAACCCTGCTCCTTCAAGTGCATTCATTATGTGGTGGTGTGTTCTGGAATGACCAAACACAGCAGCATAACCACCCGGCTTCAAAGCTTTGAAACAT